GTTGCATTCCCGCACTAATCTTGCCTCTTTCTGCGTGTATTTCTACAACTGCTGGAAGTACTTTCTTTACAATACTTGTTTTGTAAGTGTGATCAGCATTGACTATTGTACTTACTCCCAATAACAGAAATGATATAAAAAAACATAATAATGTATTTTTTTTATAGTGCAACATCTTGTGCTCCTTGCGTTTTGTTTGAATTTAGTTTTTTGGTGTATAAAGTTCTATACGATTGCCTCCGACAATACATGAAAGGTTTCCCTTTGCATAATTAAAGATGATAGCCCATTGTTTATTTCTTGGATTCATCAGCAATTCCATAGATAGTAACATTCTATGTCTGTCATCATTGATGACACCTCTTGCAGCTAACCCTAACATATAATCCTTCTTAGCCATTTCCGTGATAAATTCTGTTGTATTGCAATACACTAGAATATCAGATATCGGAACTGTCTTTTCTACTGTCGGGGTATCTGCAATAGGTTTATTACCTAGAAGAAATAATAAACATAAGCTAATTAATAATAGTTTTCTCATCTTACCTTACCTCAAATGTCGATTGAGTATGTTTCTTTTTCATTCGCGTCATAACTTCCGTAAATTCTTTTGTAGGTTTTAACCGTCCTTTAGTTGACTCCAATCTTGCAGAATCAACTATACGACCAGTACCGACAATACGAATGATACCACCCTTCTTTTTACAACTAGGGCATGGCTTGGATAAAGGAACATCCATCTCAGCTATTGTATAAAACTCCTCATAATTATGACTACACTTCTCGCACTCAAAATCGTATAATGGCATTAGATACTTACTCCCAATGGTATTTCAAATTGATTTAATTTACTCTTCCACTTCATAAACGACTTACCATGATCTGTTTTATTCAATTGCATCCATTGCCATTGATGTATCATTTCATGTGCTAATGTATAAATGAAATATGATTTATTCAAGAACTTACTATCCATAGAAAGCTCCCCGAATACATACTCGCCATGTTCCCATCCAATATGTTCAGCATGACAATCATGTTTTCTTTTTATTGTGATATCGTGAAAAGGATGTATAATATTATTAAAGATTTCTTCATTCAAGATATTTGTCCATCGGGTAATCAAATGCTTCGATGGAACAAATGGCTTTACCTTATTCTTATTTTCTCGAATAGTTCTAATAACAATATTATCTTTTTTGATATACATTGTTCTTATCCTTTTCAGTCTTGCATACTTACTGGCTTTCCACTTCTGCTCCGTCTTACTGTAACAGCTTTCTGTCCTGACCCATCAATCGTTTTAACCGCTGAAAAATCTTTTTCAACATTATAATGACAAGTCATCGACATTTCTAAAAATGTTCCTTCATACATAAAACCATTCCATTTCAATTCAAACACATGGTCATCTTCATCAACTAAATCAACTTTAATATATTTGTTTTTAAAACCTTCCATCACTAAAGCTGATTTAGTTACCTTCTTTCTTTTATTAACTTGAATAATAACTTCTGTTTCCATAGATACAACACTCATTAGGCTACCTTTCGATACAAGTCAGGGAAAACCTCAAGCACTAGCTTTTCAGTCAATCCCTTTACTTTGAGTTTCTTCTTTAACATCTGTGTGAAAATAAGTGATTCATCAGGGTGCATTGATTCCAAAATCTGAATAAGAAGTTCTTTAATTCTTTTCTGCTTTAGAATTTCTGATTTAGCATGACCTTTAACAAAAATAGAACACTTTGGCATTATAGTAAATAATGATGTTTCACTCAAGCCAATAGGTGCATCATCCTTTTTATATTTTGGAATAACTTTAGGTACATTCCATTCAATAGACGGATCAAACGAACCCTGCAATACAAACTTTAAAATATTATTATCTTTATATTTCTCTAACAATGCTTTCTTTTCTTTCCTTGTTTTTGCCTTGGCAATACCTTTCAATAATTCAGAAATGTATACTGTCATCGTGTAAAATCTCCTATATGTTCCATTAAAAATTTCAATTTCTTACTAATAAAATAATTCAACAACTGTCCTTGCTTTGGAGTCTTTTCTTTCGTATATTCAGCCATAACCGCATCTGATATCTCTGCAGGAATACAATCAAAATCAATCAACTTCTTATTCCTATCCCACTTTTCAGACATACCATTTTTACAAAAGTCTTCAGGCTTCTCGTTTACCCACAACTCAACCTTTTTCTTAGAAATAGGTCTTTGCCTTACACCCTCAACAATACAATCATCAGCTGACAAAATGTTGGGAATACCGTCACCTTTATCACCACGAATTATATGTTCTTTCAAGTATTTATAAGGGTTAGAAGTACTCAACATCTTTTTCTGGATAGGAGAATACTGTTTAATGTGCTTATATTTCTGTAATTGAGTAAAATCCTTATCACTAGAGATAATAATACTCTTCTCTTGGATATTCTTAGACAATACAGCAATAACATCGTCACCCTCAGCATGAGGTACAGCAATCACCTTATACGGGAAATGGGTATCAATTTCAACGATAATGTCGTGAATGGTCTTAAATAGAGCTGACCAATCCATACCATCTTTATTTTTTTGTTTCTCTCGTTTGATCTTACGATGAGCCTTGTAATACTGATATTCTTGCTTTCTCCAGCTTGACATATTATCAGTACAAACTACAATCTCGCCATACTTATCTTTATACTTTGCTCTATAGTTTCTTACGCTATTCAAAACTAAGTGCCTAATAAAATCCTCAGACGTTCTTTCTTCATCTGGAATTCTATGAGCTACCATAATACTACCCACAATTATATTTGAGAAATCTAAGAGTATCATATCACACCTTCTACAATTTTAAATTCTTTAATGGAGTCAACACGAAAACTTCTCCATCCATCATTATCAGTATCCCAAACGGATATTGCATCTTGATTTACTTTTTTCTCTGTTTCAGTAATAGTAGGTTCTGGTAAAATAGAATCATGCAATGTACAATTCATCGTTCGCTCATCACCATTTACTTTTGTGAAAACTACTTTAACTAAATTATTCTTCAAACCTTCAACCAATGTCTCCCGCTTCATCATCATAATATTCCTTTTCTGTAAATTCAATAAAATTAAGTTCACGTTGATGTTTAAAAATATTCACATTAGAATACTTCTTTAATAAATTAATACCGTCTAAATCTTTATAACTTTCTTCATAATGAAATTCTTTAATACCTGATTGCAATATTAACTTAGCACAATCAACACAAGGAGCATAGGTACAAAACATATAAGAACCCTGACCTGACTCTGTTGACTTTGCTAACTTAGTAATTGCATTAGCTTCTGCATGAAGAACTTCTGGTTTTGTATGGCCATCCTCTTCACATACATTAGACCCACCTATAGGCATTCCATTATAACCTATGGATATACT